GGATATGGTTGATGGTAGTAAAACAGCTAAGCAAGGAGAAGCTGATTGGATTCTAGGTATTGGAAAAGAACAAGACAATACCAGCCGATCAAGATACTTTAACATTTGTAAGAATAAATTACTAGGCGATACTGATACTCTTCCTGACTTACGTCATGGTTCAGTACAAGTATTAATTAAACCAGAGATTGCAAGATATGAAGACATCTGATAATGTAATAGTACTAGATGTAGAAACAACAATTTCAAATAAAGGAAACCCATTTGATGAATCGAATAAACTATGTTATATCGGAGTGGATAGACATTGCTTTCCAATTGAGTATGATAGCAGTCCTTACGTCGATCACTTACGTACTGTACAATCTACCATCAATGATGCCTCACTGCTCATAGGTTTTAATATTAAGTTTGACTTACATTGGTTAGCTAGATATGGAATTACTTTTAACAATGCTAGGATATGGGATTGTCAAGTTGTGCATTTTATTCTCACTGGTCAATCTGATTCTTACCCTAGTCTTAATAGTGTATGTGAGTATTATGGATTAGAATCTAAGTTAGATGTAGTAAGTGAGCACTACTGGAAGAATGGTATTGATACACCAAATGTTCCAAGAGAAATACTAGAAGAGTATTTACTAAAAGATCTAGAGTTAACTAGACAAGTATACGAAAAGCAAGTCGAAGAACTTGCAGATAAGCCATTGCTTCGTAGATTAGTTAGTCTCCACAACCAAGACTTACTTGTACTACAAGAGATGGAATTTAATGGGTTGTTATATGATGAAGGGAAAAGTAATGAACTTGCTAGTGAACTTGACAAAGATATTGAAAGACTTGATAGGTTATTGTATGACGTCCATTCTTGTGATAGTCTTAACCTTAATAGCGTTGATCATCTTAGTGCTTTCTTATATGGAGGTAGCATTAGGCTTCGTCGTAGAGTCCCTTGCGGCTTCTTTAAAACAGGTCCTCGTGCTGGTGAACCAAAAGAAAAGTGGGAAGACTACGAAGTAGAATTTCCTAGATTAGTTAGACCACTTAAAGGATCTGAGTTATCTAAAGAAGGTTTGTATTCTACTGATGAATCAACTCTTAGATCTCTTAAAGGTTCTAAGAAAACTATGGAAGTTATTGAGTTACTTCTTAAACGAGCTGAACTAGAGAAGCGAGTATCGACTTACTATCGTGGACTCTTAAAACTTAGAGAGGAATATAAATGGAAAAAGGGAATGATACATGGACAACTTAACCAATGTGTTGCAAGAACAGGACGACTGTCCAGTAGTAGACCTAACCTCCAGAACTTTGATGGAGAGATCAAGCAGTTGTTCTACTCGAGATTTGCTTGATATTTATGAGAAAATAGATTACGATTATGCTATTGCAAGCGGATGCTAAACAACTAGAGTGGGTTGGTGCTACCTACCTTAGTCAAGACAAAGTAGCACTAGAGGAGATATGGAATGAAGTTGATCAACACGCAGATAACCAAAGACGGTTTGGATTACCAAGTAGACTTATCGCTAAAACATTTGTCTTCAGACTCATATACGGAGGATCGGCATATAGCTACGCAAATGATCCAAATTTCAAGGATATTGGCGGAGAAAGTTTCTGGCAAGATGTTATCGATCAGTTCTATGGAAAATATGTGGGACTCAGGGACTGGCATACAAACATACTCAATGAGGCTAAGAGAGAAAGAAAGCTCATCATGCCAACAGGAAGAGTCTACAACTACGAACCTGACATCAAGTATGGACAAGCCAAGTGGCCTCGAACAAAGATCCTCAACTACCCAGTGCAAGGACTCGGTGCAGATCTCATGTCCATTGCACGTGTGTCATTGAGAAACCGCTTAAAAGAAAAGAAAGGAGTATTACTTGTTAACACTGTACATGATTCAATAATACTTGACTTCGATCCTAAAATATGGGATAATAATAGTATAGTTAGTTTAGTTGATAGATGTTTCAACGATGTACCAGCTAACTTTAAGAAAATGTTTGGTAAAGAATTCAACTTACCTATGAGGGTCGAATGTGAAGTAGGACCTAACTGGGGCAATATGGAGAAGGTAATATGCAAATCACAGTAATTGATGTAGGTACACCTAATACACACGCAGCTAAGAATGGTCGTAGTTATCAGTCATTAGAGGTAACGTACAAAGGTGCAGATGGTAAGGTAGGTAATAAGAAGTTAATGTCATTTAGTAATCCAAGTGTATTCAAAGCAGCAGGTACTTGGAACAAAGGTGATGTAGTAGATGTAGTATCACAAAAGGATGATCAAGGTTATTGGCAATGGACAGGTATTGGTACAGGAGATTCACCAGTGGCACAACAATCAGCAGGTACTTCAGCTTCACCAGCAACACGAGTAACAGGTAGTAACTATGAAACTAAAGAAGAACGTGCAGCTCGACAAGAGTTAATCGTACGTCAATCTTCTTTATCTAATGCAGTATCTATCCTTACAGTAGGTGCTAAGACAGTTAACAAAGATGATGTTAAACAACTAGCGCAAGAGTTAACTGATTGGGTATTTGGTAAAGATGCTAAGGCATCTGTAAGTTATGATCCAAGTAATCCTGCAGATTTTGAGGATGACATTCCACTATGATCTTAGCTAGTATTATCTTAGGGACTACACTAATGTTTAATACAGCTATTGCATTCGCAGCATGTAGTTCTACTACGTTTACAGTAGATGGTAAGACAACGTATTGTACTACATGTTGTGCTTTTGGTAACTGTACTACAACTTGTATGTAGTTTAAATGGAGAATTCTTTGATCGCTTTAATTGATATGGATCTAGTTTGTTATCGTTGTGCAGCTAGTGCTGAGAACGATGACGTAGGTATTGCAATCTATAGAGCTAATGAACTATTAGATACTCTATTAGATAGGACAAATGCTACAGAATACCGAGCTTTCTTATCAGGAAGAAATAACTTTCGTAAGCAAATCTATCCTGAGTATAAAGCTAATAGGACACAACCTAAACCTATTCACTTAAAAGCTTTACAAGAATATTCAGTAGAGAAACTTAATGCTGAGTATGCACCAGACAATCTAGAAGCAGATGATGCTCTTGGTATCTACCAAACAGAAGAGTCAGTCATTTGCTCACTAGACAAAGATCTCTTAATGATACCAGGTAACCATTACCAATGGGCATTCGGTACTAGTAAATGGCAAAAGGACGAGAAGTTCTTCACACAGACAGAACTTGGAGGCCTGAAGCTATTCTACGAACAATGCCTCAAAGGTGATAAAGCTGATAACGTTAAAGGTATTGCAGGTATTGGTGAAGTAAAAGCTAGAAAGTTACTAGAGAACCTTACAACAGAAGAGCAGATGTTTGATTTAGTCAGAGGAGTTTATAGTAATGATGGGGAGTTTGTTATGAATGCTCAGTGTCTTTGGATCTTACGTAGTCTTGATGACTCATTCCTTAACAGATATGAAAAACTAAAAGATGCCGAGATTCAAGAGTAAATTAGAAGAGAAAGTATGGACTAAACTAAAGACAGTCTTTCCAAGTGTCAAGTATGAACCTGATAGAATCAAGTTTGTACAACCTGCTAAAGATAGGGTATATGTTCCAGACTATAAAATTGGTAATGTATATATCGAAGCTAAAGGCAAGTTAGATGTAGCAACTAGACAGAAGATGATTTGGTTTAGAGAATGTAATCCAGATGTTAGGGTCATACTCTTATTTCAGAATCCTGATAATAAGATTAGAAAGACAAGTAAGACTACATATGCAATGTGGGCTGACGATAATGGATTTGAATGGTTAGACTTTAGAAAGGATTGGTTAAATGATTATACAAAACTGTGTAAAGAATGAGGATGGTTCTCTTGACTTTGACTTCCATGTTGATGTTGATGAAGCAGCTTTCCTAATGGATCATGCTGTAAAGAATCTAATTCACCACGGTGTTTTAGCAGTACAGATTCAGGAAGCAGAGCAACAGTATGCTTTATTCAAAGACGAGGGAAAGGAAGCTAGCTAATGTTAATAGAATTAGAGTCATTAGATCCGTCACATCCTCTAAGAAACTCTACCCTTATAGATATAGGGGCAAAGTACAGACGGAAAGGTAATCTTACTTTGTTCACAGTAGGTCCTGCATTTGGTATCTCTAAGGTAACATACAATCAACTAGGGAAACCTTGGAAGAATGATGAATGGTTTGCTACAAAGTACTCAGAAGATTGGCAATCTGAAGAACGTGATTCCACTATAGGACAGAATGGGAACATAGGGTATGGCTAAGATATT